TCAGACCTTTGGAGGTGCGAACCTTCTTACCGATCATCGTGCTATCGAGACCAACCATAAAACCGCCACGTGTGAGATCACGCAGATAGCGAGGATCAATTGCATCTGGGTTTGCGTTCAAATCACCGAACGTAACTTCAACTTTGAAGTCCGTTGCACCGTACTTGATGCGTGAAGAACCAGCAACCAACTTGTTCTCAGCAGCGAACTTCTTCAGCACGATGTCGAGTTCTTTGTGGAGAGCGGCGATTTGAAGTTTAGAGTAAGCCATTTGGATTTGCACCTTAGTTTGTTGTTGATAGGTGTATTCTATCTTGAACCTGGAACTTGTACACAGCGAATCTGTAACGGTGATAAGCCATCTGTAACGACTGCCGGGATGGGTAAATATTGGAATGCAAACAGAGACACCATATGAGCAAGAGAAAAATACCAACACTGATTATTGAGAATGTCTCTGATGAGGGCAATCTACACATGCTCTCCATGTTAGAGCATCGACGAGATCGATATCTCGTGATTGTGGATAACGTGAGTGACGAGCAAATCACCGCGTATGTGCTCGATTATGCACAGCAGGAAGGTGTTGATCTCTTGACCTTCATCAAGATCGCTGAAGATTGGCTGAAGGCAAGTTCTGGCGAGTACCCGCTCTCATTTGAGCTTTCTCGGCTTGGCCTCACGGCCGTTACACGCCGAATCTACAAGACCTTTGATCTAGCGTATGTCACCCGGCTCGTTGGGCGACGGTTCTCCTTCGACTTGACCACCCCCACGCGGGTACGTCGACGTCGTGCATCGCGCGTACCCGCTGGGGTCGAGATTCGCCCTAAGGCGTCGGTGCTCAGTTTTCCAGTAGATACAGTTCTTGGATCCATGTGAACAGCATGTCATCGACCTTGGCACGGAGCGCTTCATCAACTTCTGGTAGCGTCGTAGTCAACAGCATCTCCTGCACCTGATCATCGAGATCACGAAGCAGCGCCTTCACTGAATCAAGCGAACGCTCACCTTGTTTGATCGCCAATAGGTTCACCGCGTTCGATCGTGGGAAGGTGATGAACCCAGTCTCTAGAAGCTCGATCACCTGCTGGTAAACACGTGTCGCGTGTGAGAGCGACTTCCAGTCCACATCAGTTTCAGACGCCTTCGTAGACCGATCACCGTACTGCCCGATCAACTTCTCAACGGCGCCTTTGAAGTGCAGCAACGTTGTGGTCTCGAGGTACTCGCGACCGTTCAACTTCAAGGTTCGCGTGATCTTGTTGTTGTTCTCCGTCGAGCCAACCTCTAGACCAGTACGCTTCACGAGCTCATCGAGCACTGTCATAGGCCAGCTGCCACCATCAAGATTCGTATCGAGCCGAGTGATCCAACCTTCGTGATTGGTCTCATCGAGCACCGCGTCAACGGCAACCATCACCGCCTTCGCCGCATTCAATCGCTCACCACGACGCACGTAATCAAACGTCTGCTTCATTGCGAAGCCGACCATTCCCTGCACGTTCCGGTGCACAAACTCGGTTGCCAACGTACGTGCCAATGTAACAAAGTGGTGTGCACGCTTTGAGCCCTTCGAGGTAGGCGGTGGCAGATGCTCTTCGTGAGCACCCTGCAGAACCGCGTACACCGTCTCAACTGCGTACGCCTGACCACCCAGGTAATCGTGCACAAACTTCTGCAACGGCGTATGCTCAGCCTCGTACCCGTTGTCGGGCATCGTGGTGGAGCTACCAACAGGGGTACCATCCACATCGAAGCGGAAACGCTCGACCTTCAGTGGTTTCGCGAGGATCAAATCACGATACGACGGCATCGTGATCACCTTGAAGTCGTGATCGGACTTCGGTGTGCTCGTTCCATAAAGATGGGAACCATAGGTGATTGCGATCAGGAGATCATCAACTGGTGGGTTGTACTGCATGTTGTTCTTTCATTGCGGTCAGCGATGTGTCACTGATCAGCCAATTGTAAATTACGGCTCGAGCCATTCAGGGCCCTTATCGGGTTGAACCTCTAGCAGGGTGTGTTCTGGTACGGGCGGCTCCGGCCATGTATCAAGACCTTCTTGAACGCGGTACAGTTGCTCAAGCTTGTCACGAACGATACGCATTGCGGCGGATGCCACTTCAAATTCGTCGATCAGCGACTGCGACACCTCCATCGTTGGCTTCTTCAGCCGCCATTCATAGCCAGTTTCAGATCCCGCTACCACCGGCCAGAACACCCAGTGTTCATCCATATCAACGTAAATTTTAGTCATAGTCGTCCTTGTTCAATCAAATGAAGTTGCAGCACAAGCACATATGAATACGATAGGGCGTGCGACTTCTTGAACGCATACCCTGAGTCATCATCCTTCTTCCAGATCAGTGGACGTGCCATCTCCTTACTCTTCTGGTACAGTGGGACGAGCTGCCGCTTTCCAGGTCGGATTAATGCCATTACATCCGCCATCTCCTCAAGAGAAGTTGGACGAAGCTTCATCAACAGCTCACCATGATTTGCGAGCTGAAAGAGCTTGTGATGATTAGACGGCACCTGAAGCAGGGTCCAATCTGGTTCCATCAAGATCAGCTTGTCGATCTCGGCCCGATCCTTGAAGTGTTGGTACACGTTCAGGTGTAGGAAGTCGATCTTGAAATAACCAAGCTCTTCCGCCGCATCATATGGAATTGCAGCGAGCCCGGTAACTGGGTCAATTGGAATTTCCTGTGGGTACACCCCACAGGGATGTGGGGTGTACAAACCGTCACGCACCACCGCCGCCCGAGCCCATGGGAACAGATCCGTTGGATTCAGAGCGGGGGCACAATCTATATCGATATCCATCAGACGCCTTCAGATTCACAGGCTCGCCGAAATTCTTTCGCAAGCGCTGGATGTTGATTTAACTTTGCCGCGTATGTACCAAAGTTGATTGCATCATTCATAATTCCGCGCTCATGCATTGGGAGTGTAGTCACAAACTTCAGGAACAGCGGCGAGACCACGAGCAACCACGGTGACAGTTTCCGACGACGCACGAGCTTCGCAAGCTCATACACTCCAAGCGTCTGATACACCTCACTTGGTTTGCATTCATGGTCGATTGCAAGTGCATTGATCTTGTCAAGTGTTTGCAGGAACTGATCAAGCGGCGGGTACGTGTTGTCATACCACTGGAGGTACATCGCATACGTGGTATCACGACACCACAATACAGGCTGTGTACCAGTCTCAACCATAAGCTTGATGAACTGCAATGGATTTGGGATTGCAGTCTTGTCAGCCCATGCCACGAACTTCAGAAAGTGGTTGTACTGACGTGACGTCATAAATGTTTCGGGGCTCGGTACCGAGCGCTTATGTTGTCGCATCCATTCAGAGTAGTACGCATATGCCGCCTGCCCACGTGGGGTTTTCAGTTCTTCAAGGCGCTCACGTTCCGGGCAATGGTGTTGCATGAACCCTTGCTCTGTTCGATAATCACGCATGCAATGCTCGCAGTGCCATGCTGCTCGCTTCACGATCTCAGCCGATTTACTTCTTCGGCTGGCGGCTGCTTTTTGCAGGGCTGCTCGATCCAGTACCATCATTTTTGCCCAATTCTAATGTGAGCTTCTTGAGTTGCTCTTTGTCCCATCCGGCCTCTTCAGCATATCGTACCACGTCTGTAGGCTCGAGCATCCCAAGATACTCTTCTGCTTCGCGGGTAGAGCAGTGGAACTGCGATTTGATCGCCTCAAGCGTGAGCTTCGTCCCAGTGCCAGTGGGGCCTTTGATCCACGATGCGCGTTGCGTATTCCCAGTGCAAGACGCAGCGAGGAGCTTGAATAACAGCGGCTTCTCCGCGCCTAAGCTGAACGTGTATCTGTTTGCAAACTCATTCAAGCGCACAATCTGCGCTCGATCAGAGGTGCCTGACAGCCATCGCATGATCACGAATGGGTGCGCGGCTTTCTGCCCATCTTCGCTGAGGTTCTCGAATGCCTTCATATCACGGCGATTGAGCCGCCCTAGGAACGCAAAAAGATCGAAAGCGTCACGATCGCTCATACAAAGTACGGGCTGATGAACCACGTTCCATGTTGGAGGATATACATTCGGCCGGTGGCATCAAACCAAAGATAACACACGCCCTTTTCTGGGCGTTCTACAAGTGGTGCCGGAGATTCGGTTGGAAATACTATTACTCGTGGACCCACTATAGTGCCCCAAGTTCAATGAACAACGCTGCGACTTGGATCTCCTTGTCATCGACAAACTGATGCTGATATTGGTACTGCGCGATCGTCACAACGGCTTGGTCTTCCTTACCCTTTAAACGCTTCACACGAGTCAGGTTGTTGTACAGAAACCTGAACACATCAACGAGCTCTTCCTTGGTCGCGCTCTCGCATACCAACTTTCGAGCACCCTTCAAATCGTCTGCTTCAAGCAGAGGAAGAAGCTGAAGCTTCCAGTCGGCAGCCGCATCAGCGCCAACGACAATTAACTTCCCGGTTCTTGAGGATTGTTCAAGCAGGTGAATTACACGGCGAATAGATGGGTATCCAGCTGCTACAATGTTCATCACATCGTCAACATCGAATTCAACCTTCTCTGCCTCCAGAATCTCGGCTGCGCGGACCGCAATGTCGGCTTCGCTTGGAGTGTTGAATGTATGCAGTTGAAACCGATCCATCATTGCTGGAATGATGCGGTTCAGGTAGTTCCCCGTCGCAATGAATCGACAGGTGTTGCTCACGTCCTCAACAAGCTGACGTAGCAGCTTCTGCGCATCAAGCGAGAGATTGTCCATCTCCTCGAGCTGCACAACCTTAAAGGTCCCCATTGGCATGGTGTACGCGAAGGTCTTCACCTTGTCACGCATCGCATCGATCTTCTCATCTGAGCAGTTGATGCGGAGGGTATCTTCAGGGAGCACCCCAAGATCATGGAGCAAGGCACCTGAGATCGAGGTCTTACCCGTCCCAGCGTGCCCAGTGATCAAGAGATTGGGAAGTGATTTAGATGTGACGATTGCTTCAAACGCAACTCGTTCTTTGTCATTTGCAAAGATCACCTGATCAAGGCTTCGTGGTCGGTAAACTTCGACCCATAACTTATTCAGCGGCATAGAGCCCTCCTATTCAGGTATTGTACCTCTTAAGGAGAGCTCGGTGAACCTTACCGGGGGTTGTTATAGTGGGACGCGATGTCCGCATCAACCGCTGGGGCGCTGTCAAATGTCACCGTCTCATCAGCCTTTATAGCCCCAAGAGAAGAGAAGTACTGTGGCGGTTGGAGTTGCTCTCGTGTAATGATCTCACGAGCCTCTCGTAGCACCGGCGCCTCTCGTAGCTTAGACTGCCATCCAATCACCTCCGATACCACGGGTGCAGGTGGGGGCGGTGCTGGTGGCAATGGATCTTCTGCCCCAATGTATTCACGTTCAACATGCCCATCATCATTCGTCTTTGCCATTGGCCCTTCGTGCTCAAATGGCGGCAACGCAGCATGCTCCAACGCATCTTGCAAGAAGAGCGGTGGTTCAACGACTGGTTCAACGACTGGTTCAACGACTGGTTCAACGACTGGTTCAACGACTGGTTCAACAGGTGGAAGAGTTGACACCTCAGGCATTGGAGATGGAACGAGCGTCTCTACTATGCTCCTTGGTACCGGTGTATCAGGAGTCTTTGGCTCCTCAAAGAGGTCAGCTTCAACGGTGGTCACATCCGTATGCGCTCGCCGTAGATGGAGCAAGAAGTTACCAGCGATGATCAAGAACACCGCCAGCGGGTCGAACACAAAGATGATCATCAAGATCACGTACTTCACCGCGACTTCAACTGGAACGTCAAACGCCTTTGAGATGTACAGGATCGGACCAACCTTCGCCTCAACACTGATCTGCGCGATCTGCAATGTTGGAAGATCGGTATTGATCTGCGTCAACCTGGCCGTGATCTGTTTCTGCTCGTCGCCGAACTCCTTCATGAGCTTGATGCGTGAGTTTGAAAAGTTCTTCGGCAGGTTCGCGATCTGCAGGTCGATCTGCTTCTTACGTTCCTCAAGTTTTGCCTGTTCGGTCTTCAACACATCGACCTTAAGCGTGTTCTCCTGTGAGCCCATGATTGCCTTCTGGAATTCACCAGACAGATATCCCATGGCTCCAGCGGAGGTGATCGTCATCGTGACCACGGCCGCGATCAGGGCATATGCCCGCATCGCAAGACCAAGCTTTTTCCAATACGTATACAGCAGTGAGACGACAAGCAGCTTACCAATATCTAGGGCAACTGCGATCGCCATGATGATTGGATTTGCGCCGAACAGCGTTGAAAGCCCAATGATCGACACATAGGTACCCAGCCCCTCAATGCCAAACGCGGTTAGGAATGTGAGGAGGATGTAACCCATTAGCGTGCCTTATTCTTACTAAACATCCAAAGCCCTAGGGCTTTGTGCTTCAAAGCGTTGATGGTTTCTTTATCCTCATCAGGGAGGAGTGCAAACAACTCAGGAGAGATTGTGGTCTCAGTGATCTCAACCTTCTGCCCACGCTGCCGGCGAAGGCATGGGCAATCACCTAGTGGACCCATGCAGGCGCATGCTGATAATGCTGTTGTCATTAGAACTGAATGGTTGAGTCTTCGTCGTTCGTCACGGCGAGGATCTGTTCATCATTCGTCTTCCAGATCTTGTCATCTTCGAAGTCTGAACCAAACGTCCATTGCAGCGCTTGAATCAGAATAAAGTCACCTGATTCAAGACCGTCAACCTTTGGGCCAACTGCGACAACCTTACCCCAGCGGTTTTGGTTCTTCTGATTTGAGTCAAGCACCGGAAGAATGATGGACCCAGAGGTGCGTTCGGTGAAGCGGCCGCCTTTGGATACGGTCGCGTCAAGAAATTGAAAAAGCACTGTGTTACCGAGAGGTCGAAGAGACATTATGATCCTAAGTTAAAATTACTTGCGCTTTGGGGCGGCTTTTGCTGATGTGGTGGCCGCATCGGTTGCGACCTTTAATAGCTCGTTCACGGCTTCGTTCGGCACGATCTTAGTACCTTCACGTTCTTCAATCGCTTCACGGCGCTGAACGACGGGTTTTGGTGCTGGTTTTGCGGCGAGCTGTGCTTTGATGGCGAGCAGTTCAAAGTCGACAAAATCGCCGCGGGCGCTGCGGATATTTGGCATATGTTTATTCCTTGTTTGGAAACCCAGTGCGGGCATTCTGTATTTACTCTTCCCGGCCAGCCTTAGCGAGGGGGCTATGACGCTCAGGCATCTGGCCCGAACTTGGTAATTGCATTTGAAACCTCTGATCTAGCACAATTTGAAACGAACGGGCTGTTCACAAGCGGCCAAGCGCGTTCAAGCGCAGCGTATATCCGATCATTCCGTTCTGTAGAAATGGCCAGGTCTTCATCACGGCCGTGGCCAAGGAGATCACGGCATTCTTTGATCAGCTCCTCGTCTTTGCTCCCATGCACAAAGGGCCAAGCAGTTTGCAGCGGGAAGATCAACCCAATGTAGCGTTCGTGATCAGTCATGGAAGAATTCCTCTAGCGGCACGTCGAATTTTATTGGGTCGACCACATGTAACCCGAGTAGAAATAAAATGAGCGACGCGCAGGATGATCCACGGCCAACGCCCCAGATCTGACCCGTCTCTCGAAAGCGATCAAGCACGAACACGATCACGCGGAGCAGATCATACAGTCCACGCTCACGAAACTTCTGGAGCTCCAGGGTCACCCTGGTGATTGCAATCTCTGTCTGTGCTGAGTCATACTTCAGGCTCGGTAGACGTTCACCGAACACCACCGACATATGCTCCTCGATGTCGAGGCTGAGGTACTTCGGTGGAAGCAACCAACCGTAGGTGAACAGTATCGGCTCAAGCTCGAACTCGCGGATTTTTTCGTGATCTGGCACAAGCGCGTTGTATTGCTCGACCGTTGTCGTTGTTGTCGTCGTGCGGAGCTTGTTAGGCGTCGCTCCTCTGAGCAGAAGACCTTCGAGGTTTTCCGGATCAACGATCGAGACCCCGTCGAAACGAAGCACTCGATCGTTCAACTCAGTCAACAGCTCTCTCATAGGAATGAAGAACGATAAATCCCATCAGGCGCGTCTGCCATCGCCGACTTCTTCGTAGCCAAAGGTGTGTGATCAGACATTCCAGATGCGGCAATCAGCGCAGCAATGTCATCATCCGAAACCGGCTGAATGACTGGTTCTGGCGCCTTTGGAATTGGCGGGGTCTCTAGCACTGGAGATTGCACGGGCTGTGGCTTCAACTTGAAGTCACTTGGTTTTGATGTCAGCACAGTCGGTGCGATTGGCTGCTTCACTATTGGCGCCAATCCGGGCGCCACCTCAGGTGATGGAACATCTGGCAATGGGCGACGGAGCTCAACAAATGGATCCGCCTGCGCTTCACCCTGGGTGAGGTGTTCGACTATGACACCACGTTTGAGCAGCATGTCAATACCACCCGTTTCCCGGTACAGATTGCGGAACACGACCCGTGTGATCTTCGCCTGCTTGATGAGCTTTGCACACTCAAAACATGGGGAGACCGTGGTGTACAGCGTGCCGCCTTGTGCACCAACCCCACCGTTCTCGGCGATCTTCATGAGAGCGTTTGACTCAGCATGCAGCACCTCTGGTTTTGTGTGCAGCGTGTCCCCATCGTCACCGATGAACTCGCACACATCATCATCATCACCGGCTGGCATACCGTTGTAACCATCGCTGATGATCTGGCGATCCTTCACAATTAGAGCACCAACCTGAAGGCGGTTACCCTTCGAACGCTTGGCCCAAACTTCGGCCATCTGCATGTAAGCCTCATCGAGCTCCACGCGATCTGGATTGATTGTTAGTTTCATTTGTCTATTGTAGCCCCCTCAGGACGCAATTGCGTCCTGAGTTTGGGTCAATCGAACGGTTCCCAATCCGTATCATTCAGCGCTGGGGGATCAGTGAACACGTACTCGCAACATGGGCATGGGAGGCTTGAATCCTCAATCTCATGCCAACAGCACGGGCAGTCCTTCATGTTACTGTTTTGATACACCCCGATTGCGGTTCAGATGCGCCAAGTGCGCCACAGTTTCTTCAGGTGTGGGTGTCCGCTCTGGTTTCGCGGCTGGCAGAATGTTTCGGGCCAAGAGCCGAGCAGCGCGGGCTTCAGCAGATTCTTCCTGAACGTTCAGCGAATGACGCGCGTACTTCGTCAACACGGTCGCTGGGGCCTCAGTGAATGGGGCTTCTGGGTAGAACTGCACGTCACCCCAGTTGTTCGTGGCGAGGAAGACCTTGAAGGACTCGACGTGCGCCGGGTTGGCGGGATCAAAGATCTCACGACGAACGAGGCGAGCGCGAAGGAGGATGTCAGTAGTCATGGTTGGGTCCTTGGGTTAATGTTCAAAAACTATAGTTGGAGTGCGGGATCCGGCATTTTACCTGCCATCCAGAGTTCGAGTCGATCTTGTAGCAAGGCTTGAGTTTTCCATTTGGGTCCTTCAAGACGAGCCCTTCGTCTTCAGCCTTCAAGTTCTTGAACCTGTCAGCGAAATCTTCATCGAAGCATTTTGCCAATGTAATACGCTTGGCAATGCGAATCTGATCACCTTCGTCATCGCCATCAAATCGGTCATGCAGAAGTTCTTGGCGTTCAGCAAACGTCGAACCAGTGAGTTGCTTACCATCAGAGACTAAGATGTCGAAGATGAATAGCTCATTCTTCGGGCCACCAGCTACCTTTGAATGCAAAAGCTCAGCGCAGTACACATTGAACTTCTCACGTGCAGCAAAGAATGCGTTGTGATCACCTTCAGCTTTCCACAGCCGATGGTCACCGTTGTTCACATCAGGGTGACGGGTCTTGTACGTGATCTCGTTCCGACGGGCATAGATCAGGGTGCATGTTCCGTTCTTTTTCACTTGACACCAAAAACCATGCTTCTCATAGAAACCAACCATTGCTGGGGCAATCTTAGTTTCTGGGCGAGGCACCCAGAGGTTTTGGAATTCACTGTACACGATGGACATCTTAAGCAGCTTTCTTCGCTTTTGGCAAGGCAACTGCTTTCTTGGTGGGGAACATGATCGCTTTCGCATCATCCAAGAGTTGCTCCATCGCGTAGGCTTCGGAGAGTTTGGGCTTCAGGACCATTGTGGTCATGATCGCGAGGATCGCGGGGGACTTCGCGGTGCGGAAGGCTTCGTCGAGAATCTCATCACTGACCACCATCTTGCTGACTTCTTCTTGGCGAACGATGAAGTCATCAGGCACGATCTTCGAGAGGGCTTTCTCGACCTTGGCCAGCAAGATGCTATCTTCAGCAAATTTGGGGTTGATTGCGAACAACCCATTCGTAACGATCTGCTTGAAGGGTGTAATGCCGGCGGCTTGAAGAGCAGCAACTTCTTCTTCGTTCAACGCGGAGTTCGTACCACGCTTGCGGAGTTCAACAGAAGCGGTGGCAACACCATCCACACCTTCGAAGCTCGAGGGGCGTGAACCACCAGCCATCTCCATGAACTGGTCAAAGCCAAAGGTCTTGACGTCAGCTTCGAGCGTAGCTTTCATCGCGGTTGCTGCTTTGATCAGCGCATCGAGCTTAGCGAGATCAGACAGTCCAGATACTTCAATCTGGGCTTTCTCTTTCTTCGCCTTAGCGGAAGGCTTTGCAGCGATGATCTTTGATGTAGCGAACATTCCCATGATGAACTCCGTTGTTTGTCGATAGGTGTATTCTAGCACGATCCCGAAGGATGTACACCACCAATCTGTAACGGAGGCTGGGACTTGTAACGATCACCAGGTTGGGATACGACCGCCAATATGAGGAAAGGCCTTTTCTAAAGCAGCCCCCATCTGTTTAATATGGCGGTTGTACTTGGGGCCCTCTTCATGAGACAACATTCCAGCGTGCTGTGTCCAGTAATATCCCTCTATAGGAACATGAATTGCATTTCCCGTCAACGCGGCGCTTGCCTTTATGAACCAACAAACCCCGGCGTCGAACACTGAATTTAACTCAAGCGCCTTTGGAGAGACATAATTGCAATCAATAACCGTAAGATGATGGATTGTTCGCGGGTGCTTCGACACGTCCTGATATGATCTACCCCCGTTACGAACGAATTGGCGCGTGCCATCAAGATCTACTGACACCTCATCGGTGAATGCGACCCCGGCTCCAGTTTCCTTGATCGCCGTTAGACAGAGCTTTAGTGCCGTTGGATTAATGTAGTCATCATCATCAACGAACGCCACATACCTGCTAAGCCGTGTTGCCTCAAATCTGGCCTTTGCAAAATTCGTGTGACAGGGAATTATGAGGTGTTGCGCACCATCTGGAAGCGCTGCTGCGACCGAAGCCGTGCAACGTTCCAGAAGATCAGGTCTAGTAAAACGAGTGTGCGTTACTACGGTGAGCATTAAACCAGGCCAGGCGCGTAGGTGCTAACCTGCTCCACAGTCATAACAATCTTGAAGGTCATAGTCAACGCCACCGCTGGGGGACTGAAGGCACCAGTGAAACTGGCAATTCGGATGGTGTCTCCTGCGTAGGCAAACATGGAGTACTCGTCAAACGCAGTGGATGGTTGAAAATCCGGGCCAAGATTAGCATTGCTTCTTGTTGGCGATGACGGATCGCTATAACGAGTATGATTTGACCGGGTCATACCAACTTGACGACCGCTTCCAAGATGATACAGCACGGTACCGAAGGCTGAAAGTTCTTCAGGCCATGGGCTCACACTATATCCAGTAGGTGGAGATATGTGTAGAGCAAGCTTAATTTTATAGAAGCCGTTCTGAAGGATATTAAGTTCTTGATAGTACGTGTCCCACAAGCATACCGGGGACGCGAGCAAGTACAGTTCACTCACATTCCAGCCCTGAGCGGTTTCAAATCCAAAGTCAGTGGTGCCTTCAAGAGTAAACACCTGTTGAACAGTACCACCCGCGGCGCCGGCGGTAGGAATGCCAGGTACCCAGTTATTACCATCAAACGTTAGCACATCATTTTGGTTTGGCGGTGTGTTTAGATCCACATCTGATAGATCGCCCAACGCGTGCCCATGCCATACGTCAGACTTATCACCTAGGGCGGCGGTGAGATCAACCCCAACCCCAACGTCAAAGACCCCGGTTCGATCAACTGATGTAAACACCTCGGTGAACGCGTTCAGATGTGCTCGATACGCTTTCTGATCAAGTGAGGTCTGAAGACCGGCAACATCTCCAATCAGATGAGCATGCTCGATCGGCGCGTACACCAGATCATGATTATGTGTAATGTCAGACTTGTTGTCCAACATACCCTGCAAACCATTGACATCACTGATCAGGTGCATGTGCCCAACACCGGATTTATTCAGTTCAAGTGCACCAATGCCACCCTCAGCGGTTGTCAGTCGTGCCTCATAATCAATGAGCTCTTGGAACTGCACGCTAGTCATCAGCCCAGGTTGAAGTGCCGTTGCGTTTGGAACTGAGATTGTGACAACGCGTTCACCAAGCCCATTGACGGCATCAGCGATCTGGACTGGGACGTTGCCTGAGATTGTGATCTGTTCGGTCGTCGCGGTGTACACCTGTGGATTTGTTTCAGCATCCACCATCACGAGCACAGTCCTTGCATTCTTTACAAAGCCGACACGGTATGCCATCAGCCCAGACGGACGAGTTAGTGTTACCTGCCCGTTGGAATCGCAGTACACTGGCTTGCCCGCGTTGCCGCTGAAGTCCCATTGATCATATGAGAGTTCTCCAGATTGAACCAATGATCCAATTTCACCACCAACCAGCCCATCAATCATGATGCCAACTGGTGGGCGGGAGGGCATCAGCGCTGGATTTGAACTTGCGAGACGCACGGTGTCATCGGCTGAAAAATACACCAATGACATTCTAGGAATTATTTCACCTGCACGAACCGGAACTACACGGCTCACTGGTTGCACCAGCACCCCAGCCGTTCCTACGGTTGAGAGCACCCTAGTCGCATCATCGTCGGTCAGGAACTCGCCGTTCTGAGACGACTTCCGAAGTGGTTGGAGCATTGTGTCCAACATGATAAAGCCGGGATTCGATGGAGTTGTCAATCCAGCTTGTGATCCTTCGGTGAACATTGTGATCGTGTTCGTATTTCCGTTCATCACCTTACCGGCGAACAGCCGAACACGCTCAAGCCACTTGTTCTTTGAGACACTCCACACCCGCATTACACCATCAGCGGTGAACCAGTGCTGATCATTCGCTGGTGCCAGTGGTGCCGAGCCTGAATAAACTGGTTCTAGGAGCGTGATGCCACGTGATACCGCTGCGGTGAGCAGATCAATATCCCAATACAGATGGTTCGTAATGCCTGCAGTAACTGGCCCCCATGCTACAGGAACTGCATCATCGAACTTCAACAAATAATCTGATGCCCCGTGCGCGAATGTTGCAATGGTTGGGGTTGGAGAGATTACATGCGATACGAAGTTCGGGGTTGAAGACGGTTGCAGGTAAACGGGAGCGCCCGCATCACGTTGAAATGAAAGTAGCCCTTGACGAAATCCGATACGCATTATTGTTCCTTAGTTTCGGCCGCGGCCTGTTTAACTGATGTTTCGTTGTAGTTGTACTTTGCAGCCACGAACTTGCTGTATCCTTCAATTGCACCAACATATGTTAGATACAGACCGAACAACGCTTCCGTAAGGCCGCCGGTTAGCGTGAGCTTGATAATCACCCAGGTCGCCGTGAGCCCGCCAATTAACTGCAGGACCTTGGTAAGAGAAACCGCGCGACCGTCCTTTGTGACCACATCGGCAAAGTCCAGCTTCGACTGAGACTGAATTCGATAGAACATAAAAAAGATCCCGCCCAGGATCACAGCGATCAGAATGGACATAAGATTAAAGTTATACCCGAACAGCTGAAGCACTGTAGCGGTGGAGGCAGCGGCCGAGGTTGCAGTGCTGACGGTGCTGGTTAGCGGGATGATTGCAGATACGGGGTCGGCCATGATTGCTCCTTTGATGAGCTCTATTTAGGAAGACGGTCCCTGGAAACATTCGAGGGCTCTAAAGAGCCCTCGAACACTATCTGTCGGCTAATGCCTGTTAATTCACAATCACGCTGCTTTCAGCTCAAATGATTGCCTCAACTCGGTTATTCCACCGATGTAGTCTGCTGACCGCAGAATCTGTGGCACCGTCCTCGCTGTGGGGAACTTCGCTAACAACGCATCACGGGAGATATACATCTTGCCTTCAACCTTCGGCTGACCAATGTCAAGCACGATCTCCTCATATGAGAGCCCTTTCGCGAGGATAAGGGCCTTCGCCTGATCACAGGCTGGGCAAGCGGGTTTTGAGTACACCGTGTACATGTTAGAGTTCTCCTAGAATTTCGCTAAGTGGCTTGCCGCCTGGGTAGCGAGCGGTAAGAATGAGGTCCGCCGAGGCGGTGATTGTCTGTGATGAACAGCTGTCTGAACCATTGTCAAAGTTCAGCTGCACGTTCGTGAACTGTGGGTTCCCGTCCGCATCAAGCTTTTGATCAGTGATTGTGCCACGGGCTGATCCGCCGTGTGAGTAGTACGTTAGGGTGCTGTGTTGAACAGATAGGAACTTCAAGTCACGAAGATCAAATGCTTCGAGCACCGATTCATTTCCATCCAGCTTGCAGACTGTGGCGCCAAGCCACTGGACTGATCCGTCAGTGAGACCTTCTAGCGCCTCACTGACAAGTCCTAAGGCATCTTCTTGGAACACGAACTTCACGTTCCCAGCATGGCGGCGGCTACCGAACGCCCCAGGCGGCCGGGTACCCACGTAACCACCAAGGGCAAGCTCAGGGAGCTGCACCGTGATGAGCTGACAAGTCAAGACGTCTACCAGCTTTTTGACCTCTCCGGCATCTTTTTGTGATACAGCCCTGAAATACACCGCAAAGTGGTGTGGTAAATGTGGGCGCAGAATGGCGCCAGTTAGCGTGGTCATACGGTCTCCTTTAGATCTCACAACCGCCGGCTGTGCAAGCAAGCGTCTGCGCTCCAGCACCGTTGTCGTCGACTTCAATGATGGTGTCCCAATCGAGATTGCGAGGCATCTTTGCGTTCAGCTCCTCGTACTGAGCTTCAGTGCAGTCCTCGTACGGCGCCTGGCGATATGTGCCGCCATCATACGGTAGGAACGATACGCCTGACATCTCGTCAAAGTGATCCCACACGAACGCACCAACTGCTGGCCATTCCCGTTCCGACACGCTGATCGTAACTGACGGCTTGTGCTCACAGTAATGACGTTGATAGACGAGCCAGAGCTTCAAGTGTTGAATCGCCGAGAGCTGCTCACGGAGGAGCGCACCTTCAGGAGCCTTCTTCGCGAACGTGAACACCGTTGTCGAACCAGGCTTAGTGACATCAGGCTCGTTTTGAATGCCACTGTCAATCATGAACTGCGTGAGCGGATCCTTGTTGTCGGCCCGAATACGACGGTAGTAGTACTTGGCATGGCGTGGGTGAAGGCCTGAAGCTGAATCTACCAATTGTGACACGGTACCGCTCGGCTTGATCGCGGTGATCGATGCGCTTTCCTGAATGCCAAGCTCATTTGCAAGGACCTTGTTCGTCTGAACGCAGAGCGCCTTCATTGCTTCAAGCATCGCTGGGAGAGCAGGATCATCTGGGTTGTTCATCAGGTGATTGTCCAGAATACCTGTCATCGAGACACCTAGCAAACGTTCTGCTTCAGTGTTGTCACGCCAGATCTTCCGTAGATACGGGAAGTGTGACATTGTCGATTGGTACGTGCCAATGATCGTGGCAATCCGCATCTTACGCTTCAGCGTTTCGAGGGTGTCAGTTGCACGGACGATCACTTCAGTAAGATTACAGAACTGGTAAGGACGGAGAATGATCTCGGAGCAGGGGTTCGTACCAAAGTCATGCTCTGGATCACGGCGACCATTCATCTTCACGACGTTCTTGGCGGCTTCACGATTGAAGATACCACGCTCACCAGATTTGGACTCGTATAGGGCAAGCCATTCACGGAGGAACACGCCAACATCTGGGCGCTCAGTGTAACATGCGCTGTTGTTCGATAGGGCACGCTGCCCCTGCGTTTCCCACCAGGCGCCGCTCTTGGCGTGCCGCATGCGGTCATCAGAGAGATTCGAGAGCGATATCATGGCTGAACGACGAACACCACCAACGACGACGACCTCACCGATCTTACACATGATGTCATGACACTCAAGTGAATTCAATTTCCGACCTTGAGCGGCTTTGAATGTGCGAACCACGAACTCAAAGAGCTGCACAAGCGGCGCAGGGCCAGAAGCACGGCCACCAAAGATCTTCAGGCGGGCGCCAGCAGGACGAACCTTGGTGACATCCCAGCGAGGGGCTTCACCAGAATACAGCATTGCAATCACCTGACGAAGCGCCTTTGCCCAGCCTTCTTTCGAGTCAGACACGACGATCGTGGACTCGCTGTCATAGATTCTTTCTGGGATATCAGGAAGCTTGTTCGTGTACTGGCGCTCAACTGAGAAGCCAACGCCGGTGCCGCAAAGCAGGATGTACATTGCTTCGTCGAAAGATTTTGGATCATCAATCGGTAGATATGAGCAGTTGTATCCTGCGGTGTTGTCGCGACTGAGGGCCTTGCCGGCTGTCATCAACGCCCGCATTGACGGCATCACCTCTTGATTTTCGATCGCCTCTTGGATCTCTTTGAAGATCTCAGGTGGGATTGTGTATTGGTGTTTGGCCAACAGATGACCAGACATAAAGTCCATGTACCGTGCTACCGTCTCGTGCCAATTTTCTCGGCGGCGTTGGGCATCCAGGTACCGAGCATACCGCGACTTCGCGATATAGGTTTCATACAACATTAATTTATTCTCCGAATTTGTAACGATCACAGACAATTGTAACCTCCAGCGACAAAATGTAACCAGAGAAGCGGTGATCAGGTTTGATTAGACGAATGAGCGGTTCGCGTCTGTCACGAACGTACGCATCTCTGAGATGCGACGTAGCCAACCATTTAGGAACCGTCCTTGTTCCGGCTTGTTGTCTACGATTGATTTGTAGAACGCCTCACGGATGTCACAGATCTTGTTGCACACTGCGATCTCATCCAACGTTTGAGCAGCGCGAAGAGTGCCAGGTCCTACATCGCCGTCTTCAGTCGCGCCAACAGCACGTTGAAGAAAGCGACCTGCACGCCCAACCCCATGGTTTACTGCACCATCAAAGTGCAGCACCGCTAGGCGAGGAGCGAACAGGGAGATGTCGTCACAGTTCGACGACAACCAATATCGACGGAAGTACACGCGCTTGGCGGCCTCCCAATCGAGCTTGGTGATGTCAAGGTCAGGATTGGCGTTCTTCGCGACACCATACTTGGTTTCACCGCCATGATCGAGTGGATCATTCACATACCCTACGGCACGTCGTTGATCACGTGTCTCGATCAATCCTTCCTTGACCCCAGGAGCTTCTACATTCCAGAATCCACCAACCTCATACAACATTGCGTGTGATACGGCGGCGTCGAAAGATTTGGTGTAGTCGGTCATGAATAGCTCCTTTAGGTATAGAGCTATTTATCATGACCGGTTAGCCGAGAATGTCGCCGACAGTTTTACCGCCGACCCAGCGCCATAAGTCAGCCGGGCCAACGATTATGCCGCGCGGTGCAGGTTTACCGTGTGTAACTCCTGGCATGATCGCATGGATCAGCGCCTGCGCCTTCTCTAGCGCCGGGTACATACAGGAGCCCTTAGGCTCCCACGAGGTCACACGAATCGATTCGGTGATGAGCTTACTATCGTTTGGTGAGAACACCATCGCTTTGTGTTCGAAGGCGGCGCATGCCGTTACCGGCACCGCATCGACCGTGTACGTCTCCATGTCGACGATCAGAACATTCCATGCCCCAGGTACGCGGACCTCCGACCCACCGACGGATAGCGTTACCGTTGGCCCGACCGTTTCTTCCAGGTACATGATCTCGTTCAGCATGAAGTCAAGCAACTGCGCATTGAAGATCCAATGATGTCGGAGCGGCAGTGGTTGCGTGAGCGACTCGATGATGTACGGTCGATTCGTTTCATTCAAAATTATCACAGATCAGCTCCATCATATACGGCGTCAATGCTAAGGAACTTGAAGTTCCTCACGATGCCATCTTCATCCACATCGCCGGTCCCAGATACTCGGAAGTCAATTTGAACTTCATCCAAGAGCTGCCCAAGAATGTCGCCCTTATCAGTTTGAAGAACCTCAACGTCGCCGAGCAGATATCCATCTTCGTCAATGCGAAGATTCCGAACCATGTGAGAGACTTCGTTCAGATCCACAAAGCCCGCTGATGGCGCCCCAAGGATACCAAAGACCGTCTGCTCTTTGCAGAGCTCGACACACTGCTCAAGTATCGCCATTGGGTATGTGCGATTGTTCCCATTTGGAACATCGGCACGCATGATTCGTTCTGCTATTTTCGTCTTAGTCATACTGGTTTCCTCATCATTAATGCGTTTAGATATGTTTGAAGTTCGATCAGCTTTTGTTCTTTTGCAAACAACAGCGGGTCGTTCTTCTCTTGTGCTTCGGTGAAGTCTTCAAGTGCCTGCTGCACCATTGCCTCCATCGCTCTGATCTGTTCTTCAAGTGGCATCTTGCACCTCATTTGCAATGCGCAGCAGCACATCACCGTGGCAAGCAGCGGGTGCACACCAACACACCAGATTCTTTCCACGTAGCTCCTGCTTAGCAGCTTCAATTAGCAGTGGTTGTGTCCGCAACCACGCCTCGTACTTAGCGACCACCGCAGCCCGATCCCCATGTACCCCAATCGCAAAGGGGTTTCCAAATCGACTTGGGCGGCCGATGTAGACACCAGCTTCTGTTTGGCTTCGCTTGTTCAGGACTTTTGGGTCGGTCATAGCTTGATCTTCATAACTTTGGCCAACGGGTATTTTGCCTCCCGGTAATGCTTCGTCCGTTCACGTGCGTGCTT